GGCCGAACTTGCCGACGAGGCGCGGGCGCTGCGCGTCGCGCAGCACCGACCAGGTCTCGGCATCGACCTCGGTCTCGGTGCCGTCGGCCTCCTGGAAGGTGATGCTCTCGACCGAGACCACGGGACCGATCGGCAGGCCCTGGCAGGTTTCCTCGCGCCAGTGCGTCACCGTCCAGGAGAAGGGCCGGGCCAGCAGGACCCGGCCGAGCCGCGCCTCGATCGCCGCCATGGCCGAGCGCAGGTAAAGTTCGAGCAGCTGGTCCTGCGACCCGTCGTCGGCGAACCCGCTTCCCAGCCGCAGATGCTCTGCAAGGGCGCGAACAGGGACGGCCGTCGAAGGCGGCGCGCTCAATTCCGTCAAGATCATCGAGGACTCCTCAGCCCGGGGCCATGTCCGGGGCGATGCGCACGACGATCGTGCGGCAGAGCGCACGGCCGCCGCTGGTGCGGATCCGGTTTGTAAGCATGAAGACGCTGCCGGCCCGGCCGCCTTCGAGGGTCAGCCGGGTCCGGTCATCGTCGTGGTCGGTCTTCGTCACCGCGAGGCTGTCGTCGCCGACGCGGGTGGGATGCAGGTCGCTTCCGTCGATGGACGCGACGCGCTCGTCCGGGCGCAGGTAGCCCCTGCGCCAGTCCAGATCGACCCGCTTGGGGTCGCCGGCGCGCTTGAGAACATATCCGGTCATGGTCGGTGGATGATTGGCAGGCAGGAAACACACCCCCGTACCGCCCGAGCGGAGGAAGGAGCAGCGACTGGAAGATACGGGGGTGTGCCGGTCCGCCCCGACATGCGGGACGAACCTGTTTGCGCCGGCGTCAGGCGGGCTCTACCCGCTCCTCAGCTCGCCGCAAATTTCAGGAGCTTGATCGCCGCGAAATCGCTCACGTCGCCGCCGATGCGCTTGGTTGCATAGAAGAGCACATGCGGCTTGGCCGAGAAGGGATCGCGCAGGATGCGCAGGTCCGGGCGCTCGGCCACGGTGTAGCCGGCGCGGAAATCGCCGTAGGCGATGGCGAAGGCGTCCGGCGCGATGTCGGGCATGTCCTCGGCGATCAGCACCGGGTAGCCCATCAGCCGCGCCGGCTCGCCGGCGGCCAGACCGTCCGACCACAGGAACCGGCCGTCCGCGTCCTTCATCTTCCGCACCGCGCCGGCGGTCTTGGAATTCATCACGAAGGTCGCGTTGGCGCGGTAGCGCGCACCGAGCGAATAGACCAGATCCACCACCGCATCGGCCGGGTCGCTGGCGTTGAAGTCGCCGTCCGCCCCGGTCGGCACGTAGCCGAGCGAGCCCCAGGCGAAGAGATCGTTGTCGACCTTGGGATAGTTCAGGAAACCCGTCGGCTTGTCGTAGCCGTCGCCGGAGATGAAGGCGCTGGCCTCCGCCCGGCTGAACTTGTCGGCGATGCGCTGCGCCAGCCAGCCCTCGACGTCGAAGGCGCTGTCGTCGAGCAGCCGCTGGCTCGCCTTCGGCAGCGCCGAGAGCTCGTGCAGCGGGATCGAGATGCGGTCCACCTGCGGCGTGCCGGTCTCGGCACGGTCGGCGGTCTCGTTGGCCCAGCCGGCGCCGATGTCGGAATGATCCACCAGCACGTCGAAGGCCGAGGCCTCCACGCTCACCACGTTGGCGATGGTGCGGATCGAGGCCGAAGAGCGCAGCACGCCGACGATCTCGCTGGCGGTCTGGGGATCGACGAGATAGCCGCCGTCGCCGGCGACCGCGGTGGAGAGCGCCTTCTCCTCGACGCGCAGGCCGCGCAGGCCGTCGTCGTCACCAGAGCGCAGATAGGCCGCGAAGGCCTTCTTGTGCGGCGTTTCGGTCTCCGCGCCGCGCGCTAGCGGCGGGCGGGACATGGCGATGGATTTGCGGTCGAGCATGGCCAGCTGGGTTTCCTGTTCCTTGAGCTTCGATTTGATCTCGGATTGAAAGCTGTTGAATTCGCTCAGAAACCCGGACAAGACGGTCTTGACCTCCAGATGCGGGTTCTGACCCGACGCGGCGGCTTCCGCCCGGGACTTCTGTTCAGGTTTCTGCATCAGTGCTATCCTCGGTTCCTGATGTTGCTGGCGGCGGAATGTCACGCCAGGAGTTCCCTGGCTTCGCGGAACGCATCCGTCAGGGTCCGCGCCAGGTCCGCCTCCTCGTCGGAGATCTCGGCCTGCACCCGCGCGTCTGGGAGCATCGGGAAGGTCACGAGCGAGACCTCCCAGAGCTCGATCTCGTGCAGCAGGCGCTTGCCGCCCGCCGCCTTCTCGCTGCGCAATGTCCGGTAGCCGATCGACAACCCGTCGATCGCGCCGGCCTTGAGCAGCGCCACGGCCTCGCGCCCCGCCTGCACCTCCGTCAGGAGGCGGCCGCGCACGAAGAGGCCCCGCTTGTCCTCGCGGACCTCGTCCCAGACCCCGATGGGGCGCGACGGATCATGCTGCCAGAGCATCTTCACGCCGCGCCCCGCCCTGGCGAGGGTCGCGAGCGAGGCGCCATAGGCGCCCGGCTGGACCACATCGCCGCCATGGTCGGCCGCCCCGAACAGCGAGGCATAGCCGGTGATCTCGGTTTCGTCCTTGAGCGCAAGCTCTCCGTCGAAGCCGCGGAATTTCGTTTCCAGCGGACCGAACCCGCTTCTCTGTTGGATCATTGCACCTTCCTTCAGGAGACCGAGATTGAGATGAGCCCGTAGGCAATGTCGGCCATGATCAGCGACGCCGCGCCATAGACCGCGAGCCAGATCCGCTTCTCCAGCCGGTCCAGCGCCACCTCGATGTGGTTGAGCCGGCGTTCGAGCTGGTTCCAGCGCTCCTGGGTAATGCGTTCGTGCACATCGATCCTCGCATGGGCAACGTCGAAGGGCTCATAGAGAAAACGCGAACCGCCGCCGCGGGCGCTGCCGGACATCAGGCGTCCTGCGACCCCGGCAGACCGAGCATCTGGCGCTTCTCGGCGTCGCTCAGGAACTCGGCCTTGGCGATGCGCCGCCAGAGCGCCTCGCGCTCCGCGGCCAGCGCAGGCACGTTGTCCTCGTCGACCTTGATCTGGAAGCGCGAACCGTAATGCGCGGGCAACCAGCCCGAGATCGCCGCCAGCGTCTTGGACACCAGCGGCAGCACCGTCAGCCGGTAGAAGGCGCGGTGCGCCTCGGCGTAATTGGCATAGGTGTTGTCGCCCGGCAGGCCCAGCAGCATCGGCGGAACCCCGAAGGCGAGGGCCACGTCCCGGGCCGCAGCCTCCTTGGTGCGGTGAAACTCCATGTCCGAGGGCGAAAAGCCCATCGGCTTCCAGTCCAGCCCGCCCTCAAGCAGCATCGGCCGCCCGGCGTTGCGCGCGCCCTGATGATAGGTCTCCAGCTCCTCTACCAGCCGCGAATACTGGTCCAAGGCGAGCGAGCCCTGCCCGTCCGCACCCTTGTAGACGATGGCTCCCGAGGGCCGGGCGGCGTTGTCCAGCAGCGCCTTCGACCAGGTGCTGGCCGAATTGTGCACGTCGATCGCACTCGCCGCCGCCTGCAGCGGCGAGAGACCGTAGTGATCGTCCTGCGGATGGAAGCTCTTGACATGCAGCACCGGCGCCCGGTCCTGGCGCATGTCGAAGACATGCTTCTGCGCGCCCACCACGTATTCATAGGCCACGGGCCAGCCATCGCTTCCCGGCACCGTCTTCATGCGGTCCGAGCGCAGCACGTAAAGCTCGCGCGGCCCGCCCGAAAGCGCCTCGCCCGCGGCCTCCAGATAGCCGTCCCCCGTCAGCAGCAGATGCCCGTAGAACGTCTCCATCAGCGCCGCCCCGCTCTGGCCGGCGTTCGGTGCGGCCATCAGGTCGAGCAGCGGATGGGCATCGAACCGCCGGTCCGCGTCCTGCACCACCACCGGCACCGCGGCGGCCGCCTCGGCGATCACCTTGACGCAGCGAAATCCCACCGGATTGCGCAGGAAGCCCACCTGGGTGAGCGTGGCATTGTCGCGGGAGGACCAGGCGACGCGCCCGGAGCCGTGGAACGCCACAACTGGCGCGGCAGCCGAAGCCTTCGCTTCGGGAACGGAGCCCTTCGACGCGCGGAAATACTGCAAGACCATGAAAAGCTTGCTCCTGAATTGCGGATTCTGGCGAATGGCCCGGCGGGCCATCGTGTCGGATCAGAGCCCGCGGATGCGCGGCTCCAGATAGCTTGCGGCCGGATCGATCATCAGGTCGGTCATCGCCCAGACCAGCGCATCGACGCGGTCCGGACTGCCGCGCCCGGCGAACCCGCTCGAGGTCATGGCGGCCATCTGCTCCTCCAGCTCTCGGAAGGCCTCGCGATGCGACACGCGGCCCTGTTCGTAGAGCGCC